GCACCAGACACTCCAGTTACCTCTGTCCCACCGTGGAAGGTTCGTTTTGCGAACTCCGCGGTGCCAGGACCATTAATGCTCTTTGAGTCATTAATGGTTACACCCAGTTCCGACATTAGCAACCGGTATTCTTCGGCCACGGCTTCATCGAAGATGACAATGTCATCCCCGAGAAGTGCGTAACCTTGGAATAGGCCTTCGTATCCTGCGAGCCGAGCAGCTATTTGGACCACAACGTGGTGAGCAAGTGCGAAACTTGCCCAAGACGAAAGGGTCCCCATAGGCTGACCGGCGCCGTAGCGATATGCTACCCCTTGATGCCAGTAGTCCCGGTCAACCAGGAGTGTTCTCCAGGCTTCGGCGACCTCTGGTCCTACGAGGACAGCTAGTGTAAGGACAAGGAAACGGACAGGGAATCGGTCGGTAGCTGCGGAGAGATCAAAGCTGTAAAGCGTTGTTCCCTTCTTAGTTTCCTCCCGAACCCGATCCGCGGCCTTTCCTTGATCCCAGGTCCCATCCATAGGTAACTTACGCAACTCCTCCATGAGGAAATTGTGTAACAACCGAAGGAGGGTCTGGGTCCAGAAATCCGAGATCGCGAAGACCCTCATTTTGCCTAGAGGCTCTTTCTTAACCCCGAGCTTTCCTAAGATTGCCCGGGATTGCGGAAGAGTCTTTTCGACAATGGGGTACTTGTTGATCATCGGGCTGGTCACTAGTGCCAGGGCCTCTACCGAGTGGATTAAGAATGATAGACCCCATGCTTTCGCAAGAAAGCAGTAGGTGTTCCAGACGGAGCTATGCCGCAAAGCATAGGCATCCCAATGGGCAGCCAGAACGGCGTGACCGTTGGGCCCTTGGCGGTTCGACACCTTTACGATGTCGGGCAGCCCGGAGACCTTCGGCCGCGGGAACTGGCCTATCTTCAGCCACTTAAGGGCCACCTTGATTCTCTTCGAGAACGTCGCCTCTCGGGAAGGGCTGGGAGCCCAACTCGAAGGTTCCGTGATCGTCGAGGTCTTGATGTCCCCCTTATGGTAGATCGTCCTAGCCACTCCAAAGAGTGTCAGAGCGACCCGAACCGCAGCGAGATTCCCTGAGTATATCGCCTTGCGCAATGCGCCCGGCAATATAGCAGGTACTCCCCTACGAAGTTTAACTGTCGACTTCCCTTTTCCAAGGGGAGAGCCGGCTAGCCACTTCAGTAGGGCTCGCTGAGACTCCTTAAGGTAGGCACCGGCCCCTTTCGCCCCTCGGGTCGACTTTAGTTTCTTCAGTCGGCCAAAGAAGGTCAAGGGTTCGGCGTTTGCCCAGGTTGGTAGCCCAACGAGGGTAAGGACGAAGGTGTAAACCTTCGCCCACGACCCTCCGAAGGCTGCAAAGATAGGTTTTGACTTCATTGTGTATAATATTATTGTCCCCTTGACAAGATATTTACACAGGCGAGTCAGAGCCTGTCTCCGGTCTCAGGCACTACAGGGCGGTAGCGGGGCTTCCTTACCCTAGCAGTGGCGGAGTCTGGGAAACCGACAGTCGGAGAAACTGGGGCTCATGGGTTTTATACCATGCACAATTACCTATCATTCACTTGCGACCAAGCCGACAAGCTGCCGAAAGGTACGCCCGCCCCCCCATGTGGAGGGGCT